CTACCCTATTTTAATAGCCGCCAATGTGTTCTCGTAAACTCTTGCTGTTTCTTTTAGTGATTCTTGCGAGAGGTGTCCATAAATGTTCATGGTCATTTCTATCCTTGAATGACCGAGACGTAGTTGAATTTGTTTGTATGGTACGCCGGCATTAAGCAACATACTGGCATGGGTATGCCTGAATGCGTGAAAACCGACATTTGGAAGTCCTGCGTTCTTCATGACTCTTCCAAGACGGTATCCGAGGGCTTGTCGTGTAATATATCTGTCAGTAAAATTAGAAAATACGATAGACTCTGTACGACCTAATTTCATAGCTTCAATTCGTTGCTGCTTTTGGTAATATATGAGCATTTGGACTGTAGCATTATCAATATCGATAGTGCGTATGCTTGATTTCGTTTTTGGTTCATTGACCTCATCGTAATTATTCAGAGTCTTGTTTACCAATATGGTATGATTTGTAAAATCAATATCTGACCATTCTAACGCTCTTGCTTCGCTTATCCTTAGACCTGTAGCAAGTAGTAGTTTGCATAGCGTAGCGTCGTATAGTTCGGAGTAAGTATTTTGATTTTTTTCAAAGTAGGCTAAAAGAGTTTTTAATTCTTCGTCAGTAAAGTATAACTTCTTATCACTTTCCAGTTTTGGTGGTCTAGGAACTTCGACATTGTCTGCTGGATTCGCTTTGGTTATTCCTAATGATACTCCGTATTTCAAAATTTTACGGATATAATTAAAAATAAGAGGGTAGTCTTTACAAACCCCTTTTGTTCTATCGTTACTAGTTTTTTTCTGATGGGCCTTCCTCGCCCAATCGTTGACTAGAGTTTGTAACATAATGGTCGTTATTTTATCAATTCTTATGTTACCTAACTGTGGTAGAATATAGTTTTTAGCAAAGTTATTAAAGACTCGGATGGTATTCGGTTTTTTACCTAGTCTATAGGTGTCAAACCATAGATCAAGAAGTTCACTAAAATAGATTATTTTTACTTCTTGATAAACTGTTTCACCTTCTCGTTCAAACTCATTTTTCTTTTGTCTGGCTTTTAGTTGCACCTCTTTCTTTGTTCGGGCAGTGATGGTAGTACGGACTTTTTTCCTGTGATACTATCTACACCTAGGTAAAGACTAGCATAATAAACAGTCTGCCCGTTTTTCTTAGTTTTTTGCTTAATGTTCATTTTATCCTCCTTTTGTGTATTCGGCAGGCAAGATGAATTTACAAAAGTAAAGTTTCGTGATAAAATGAGTATATTAAAAGCTGTTCAAAATGTTGTTTTGAATGGTTTTGTTTGGTACCCTACACTCAATGTTTGGTCGCGGAGAGTGTGGGGATTTTTTATTTATAAATTTCGATTTCTAACAAGCAATTCAAATCATCGTCGCTAACAATATCTTCGGTAGCTATAACTTTAATGGTTAAACTTTCATCTTGTATCAATTTTCTTAGCTCTTTCATCCCTTTTCTAGGTATGTACCCGATAAAGATGTCAAAGAGATATACTTTAATCGCAAGATGGTCATATGGGTTGGTAGGTTCACGAACTAGTTTCACTTGGTCTGTTCTGTTGCCAACCATCATGCCTAACGCTTTTTCTGCATTTTCTTTGCGATAATTCATTCCGACTACAGAAACCATTGTCTTGAATATAGGTTTTTCTGTATCGGTGGTTTCTTTTTCTGATGGTTGTTCGTAGAATATTTCGTCAATATCTGGTATATTAGGAACTTCATCAAATGAACTTGAAATTCGTTTCTGCATGATTTTTATAATAACAAAAAGTAAAATTGCTAGACCTAAGAAATAAAATGGTATTTTTGAAAAACGCTCTCCAAAAGATAAAAAGTAATCGATTATGGAATGTAGTAGTAGCAGAATGAAAATGACAGTTATGACCATTGCATAACTACAGCCAAAGTTTGAGTTTGATTTTTCTGCATCAAAAACATTATACGATGTTTTGTTATATACTTTATTGTATACAGCTTTTTTAGGGTCATTGAGCAATCCCATTCCTTTTTTTCCGTATACAGGGTTCACGGAGCTTTTTATCGCTCTTTTTGCTCTGCCTGTTGTTCTAGCAGACAAACTTTTCTTCACACTTGGTTTTCTGTATCCAATTTTCATTCTAAACACCTACCAAATTATTATACTCCTCAATCACCATGGTCTCATTGACTGTGGTTTTTAAGTCGTATTTTTCCATAAAGCGGACGTAATTAAATTCTCTGACATCGTCCATCAAGGCCAATTCTTCTTTGACCAGGTAATGGATCATATTCCTATCCGCTTGTAATTCATACTGTTCACGTCTTCGGTCATATTGTGCCGGGTCGTGATCTTCATGGCCTATTTCGTGGTAGATGACTTTCTTGTGCTGGATTTCATCCAAATAGGCGTCAACTGCAATCATGTTCGCACGCTTGTTGTATATGCCTTTCTTGTCCGTATCTCTACCGTCAAAATAGACTAAATCAATGCCACGCTCTGCGCAGACTGATTCTGGTGTCATCATAGGCAACTATTCCTTATCTCTGTTCTTCATGCGTGTTTCAAGGATAGAGGCGATGAGGTCGATATCCTCATCGTTGAGAGGTATGCCGTCATAAGACATGGACTCTGCTGCCATTTCCTTGAAATCGATTGTGGGGGTGAGTTCTTTTGTGGGGGTGTCACTAATTTTTCCGTGAAGAATGTAGTCTGTGGAAGTATCTAGCATTTCAGCCAATAAAATTAGTTTTTTGCCAGTTGGCAAATTCACTCCGCTCTCCCATTTTGAAATTGTGCTTTGAGATTTGTAACCAAGTTGATTAGCTATGTCTAATTGCTCGAACCCTCTCATTTCTCTCAGCTCTCTAATTCTTTGCCCTACTTCAGGGTATTTTATCTTTGTGTCAGCCATGGTTTTTACCTCTATATTCATAGGTATATTATAAGTAAAAAGTGATTTAATATCAAGTGATTTTGTGCAAATACCAAAAAAAGATGAAAAAAAATCAAAAAAACGCTTGACAGATGATTTATAATCATGTATCATATAGTCAAGGTCAAAGGAAATGACTTAAAATCATGCGAAAGGAGAACTGAATGGCAAAACCAAAAATCACAATTGCAGAACTTCGTGCAAAGAATAATAAGATGAGCCAGAAAGAACTTGCTTCAAAAATCGGTGTTGCTTATCAAACAATCGGAGCATGGGAAGATGACATTACAGTCATTAAAGGCGATAATCTATTGAAATTGTGCGAATTCTTTGGAGTAAGTTCGTCTGATTTACTTGGACGTTAATTTTTAAAACGTACATGATTATTTATCATGCGGCAACTACCCAACTAACGACTAGAAAGGAGTAGGGGATGGAGAAACTAACAAAAAATCATTTATCTGAAATCGATACCATTGTTAAGATGATTGATATTATTGCTGAATCTATATTTCTGGAGCTTATGAAGGAATGCGATAATTTAGCTGAAATGAAAAGTAGAACTTCTCATTTCGATAAGTATTCAGACCTTCCAGTGGAGACTGCCAAGATTTGTGAAATAGTTGCGGGTCGAGTGAGAAAAACGGCAAAGGAATATATCGATATTAAAAACTCCCAACACAAGATTGTATTAGGAGAGTGAGTTAATTAGGGTACTAGTCAAGCATCCTTATAACAATTTCTGCTTGTTTATCAAAATTGTTATGTTCGCTGACTAGCCATGAAGTGTTTCTATCGTTGTGTATGAACGTACTTTTGAGTTCGTGGTAATATCTCTCAAAAAATGAGATTAGTGAAGTGATTTCATAGTGTCCATACTCACGATAGATTGAAAGAAAAAGTTTGAGTGCAGTGTATTGACTGTATAGTTCGTTGATTCCAATTGAAACTTCAGCAGTTTGTTTTTCCGTATTGTTTATCAATTCGGAATGTAGCTTGGAGGTTGCATTTTTTAAATCAATAACTAGTATTTTCAACTCTGCCAGAACTTCATTGTCCATTAGTTATCCTCCTTTCAGTTTGATAGCTAAATTATAGCATGGATAGGAAGAGGAAACAAATATAGAAGGGAGGAAGAGGTATGCCGGTATCCAGAGATATGTCTACTTTGGAAGCTAATATTTTATCTGCTATTCGGAATTCTGGTAGTTATGATTCGCCTATCCAGGCTTCGGTTTTACGTAAGAAATTTAATATTAGTAAGCGTGTTTTGGAAAATACGATTGAGAGTCTGAGAGTTAATTTTCATCATCCAATCGTTGCAAAGAAGCACAGACCTAATGGTTATTTTTTACCTAAGACGGAGCAGGAGAGGTTGGATGGTTTAGCTCCTTATCGTAGGCAGATTGAAACAGAGAAGAAGAATTTGGCTGCGGTTATGTCCGTTGATCTGTGTCATTATTGGCAATAAAAAAAGCCTGATGGCAGTCAGGTCTTTATCAAAATTATCTAATTAAATTATATCAAAAGTAAATTCGGCAGGCAAGATGAATTTACAAAAGGAGTCAATATGGAAGAACAAGGTTTTTTGTCAAGATGGTTTGAGCTGAACCTCTTGGATAAGATTATAGACGTTATTGAGAATTACTTGACCAGACGGCTCGAAAAAGAATTTGAGCATCATACTTGTGGTTTAGTATCTCGTCAAAAGTTGATGAAAGATTTGGAGTTGAAAGACGAGACATTAAGGAAGTGGGAAGATGCAGGTTTGAGACGTTATCAACCGCCATTTGAAAAAACTAGCAAGATTTACTACAAGGAATCAGATGTAGAACGTTTTTTGACAGTTTAGGAGGGAATCATGACAGAAGCAATTTTAACATTAGGAATCTTTGCTGTGCCGATTTTAACGGTGGCAGTAGTAGAACAGCGGAAGACCGAGAAGGAGCGGAAAGTACGAGAAATAGCACGTATACTCGAAGAAGAAAAGCAAAAAAACTTTCGTTTGGGCATGGATTATAGAGACAAGTGCATGAAACAACGTGTACTTAATACAGAGCGCCAACAAGTAGATAAGGAGTGGAAGCGGTATGCAGAAATGGTTGGCTAAATTTTTAAAACAAGATCCCTTTATTTCACGTCCACTCTATTCGCTGGAGCGAGAAAATGAGTTATTGCACGACATGGTCCGTGAAATCGCTGAACAACGGAATGAATACCGTATCGAGAATCAGCGGTTGAGGGATGAAAATGACACGCTTAAGCGAATGTTAGAACGGTACAGTTAGGTGGTGTTTCAATGGCTCGTAGACATGTATTTGCCCACAAGATTCCACAACGTGTGGGTGATGTAAAAAACAATACCGGAATAGATTATGCTGTATGGGTTCAAAATTCGGAGATTGTGGATGATGAGTTGGCTTTGTCGCTTGGGATTGATGTGCGCTATGTAAAGCGGATGCGTAAGCTTGATTGGATTCCTGATTATGCTGTTCGAAAACGGATTGATCAGTTGATTTTGACAAGGAGGGAATGATGGAGAAGACTGCGACTTTTTTTAAGAATGAGGTTGAGAAGTTTCAGTACTTTCAATTTCCGAAATGGCTGTTGAAGGATCCATATTGTAATCTTTCTCTGCAAGCGAAGATGATTTACACTTTGATGTATGATCGGCTTGGTCTTTCTTTGAAGAATGAATGGTTTGATGATAATGGCAAGATTTATATTTACTATTCGAACGAGAGTCTTGCTAGTAAGGAGGAGGGGATTGATTGTTCCATTCCGACTGTTATCAAAGCTAAAAAAGAATTGGCGAGTATGGGGTTGTTAAGTGAGGTTCGTCAGGGGTTGACTTTGTCAAATCGTATTTATTTGAAAGGTCCTAATTCTTTATCTCATGAAGTTAAAAATTTTAAACACAGAACTAAAGATTCTTTAGTTCAAGATGACAAGATTTTTAAGACTAATAAGACTGAATATAATAAGACTGAAGATAGTAATAGTAATAGTAGTTGTATAAATAAATACGATCTTCAAAATTTATTTAAAGATTTTGAAAAGGGCTTGGGTCGTTTTCTTAGTCCGTTTGAGATTGAGGATATTGAGAAGTGGGTCAATGAAGATCATTTTGATGAGTCTGTTATTCGTGAGGCTCTTAGAGAGGCTGTTCTGAATGGTAAGGTTTTCATGAAGTATATCAATGGCATCTTACGGAATTGGAAGAAACAGGGGTTGCTGACGGTTGAGGCTGTAAAGGCTCATCAGGCAGAGAGACAACAGGAACTGCCTAAGAATGTTGATGTTTCGTCTGAATTTTTGGAGGCTATGAACTTATGGAAGGATTAGACAAGGTAAAACGGGTCATTCTGAAACATGGCCTTAAGCAAGACAGCCCTTTTGTCCGTGATGTGAGGCATTCGACAACTGGTCTGGAAATTTTCTACGGCAATGAGCGTCAGGCCTTTCGGTACGCAAATTGGCAAGTTGGTGTTGTAATGACAAAGCAGTTGTATCTGCATGGTAATTTTAAAATTATAGAGGTGGAGGACTAATGGACGGTTTTTTGAAATTGGATAAATTGTTGGATTTGCAAGTGGCTAATTATCCGCTTAGGATGTCTGAGAAGGTGCGGTTGATGGCTTTGCCTGGTGATGAGTTTTTGGTGGAGCTTGATCGTTTGTCGGTTGAGTATCATGAGTCAAGATATGGAGGTTTTTAGATGGATTTAAAAGATAAGGTGATTGAGTGGTTTGTTGAGCGGAATTTGCATGAGGCTAATCCTGTTAAGCAGTTTGAGAAACTATTAGAAGAGTCCGGTGAGTTGTTTGAGGGTGTTGCGAAGAAGAAGTCTGATTTGATTTTTGATGCTCTTGGGGATATTCAGGTTGTTTTAATTGGTCTTGAGCAACAGATTAAGAATGGGGCGGATATTAAGGCGTCTCCTGAGGAATTGGAATTGCTTCTTTTGGTTTCTAATTTGGGGAATTTGGCTGAAAAGTTGTTCTCGCATATTCATAATAATGATTCGATGGTTCCGGTTGTTCATTCTGAGTTGTCTTTGTTGTTTGGGAATGTGCATGCTTTGGCTATTCATAATGGTTCTTCTGCTGATTCGTGTTTGTCTTTGGCTTACGATGTGATTAAGGATCGTAAGGGGAAGTTAGTTGATGGTGTTTTTGTTAAGAATGAGGATTTGTGATGTGGGTGTGTTTATGCTCGATAATCATTGCATTTTGGAGGAAGTGTTTTGAAATTTCTTGACCTTTTCGCTGGCATCGGTGGATTTCGACTAGGTATGGAACGAGCTGGACATGAATGTGTTGGCTTTTGCGAGATAGACCCATTTGCCAGAAAGAGCTACAAAGCGATACATGATACGAAAGGAGAATTTGAATTTCATGACATTACAAGAGTCACAGATGAGTCTGTTCGAGGAATCGGACGTGTGGATGTTATCTGTGGAGGATTTCCGTGCCAGGCTTTCAGCATTGCTGGAAAACGAGCAGGATTTGAAGATACTAGAGGGACTTTGTTCTTTGAGATTGCTAGGTTCGCATCTATTCTCAGACCTAAATATTTATTCCTTGAAAACGTCACAGGACTCCTCAACCACGACAACGGAAATACATTCGAGACCATCCTCGGAGCGTTGGATGAATTGGGGTATGACGCGGAATGGCAAGTGTTCAACAGCAAGAATTTTGGAGTCCCCCAGAACAGAGAGCGGGTGTTTATTATCGGACATCTTAGAGGAGCAGGTGGACGAGCGATATTTCCTTTCGGAGGAGATGACACAGCGGTTGATACTAAACAATCAAAAATAAACAAGGTTGGTAATATCCGAAAAATGGGTAGGTCGCAAAGTGGCGATGTAGTGTCTGTTGATAGTCTTGCCCCAACATTATGTAGCACTACCACACAGAAAGATCCGCTAAAGGTTTTGATTGCAGGCCAGCTCCCTGGCAAATTTGAGATGCCAAACAGAGTATATGCCCCAGAGGGAATCGCTCCAACTATTCGGACCATGCAAGGCGGAGGATTGGAACCGAAAATCATCCAACGAGGGCACGGATACAATCAAGGCGGAGAACACGATACAGCACCTACATTGACTAGCAATAGCTGGCAGGAAAATAACTTGTTAGCAATCAAAGAGGCAACTGCTAAGGGCTACGCTGAAGCGACCGTTGGTGATTCCGTCAATCTGTCGCATCCCAATTCTGTTACACGAAGAGGTAGGGTTGAAAAACAAGTAGCCAATACACTTTTGACAGGCGAAGAACAAGGCGTGATAACGCCGAATTTCCGCATCCGCAAACTGACACCTCGCGAGTGTCGGAGGTTGCAAGGTTTTCCAGATTGGGCCTTTGATAAAGCTCAGGCGGTAAATAGTAATAGCCAGTTGTACAAGCAGGCTGGCAACTCGGTCACGGTTAATGTGATTGAGGCGATAGCAAGAAAATTGGAGTAGTGACATGAGTAAATTTATCAACGCAGACTGCATAGACGTGATGCGTGAGTATCCTGATAATTATTTTGACCTTGCAATTGTAGACCCGCCCTACTTCAGCGGACCCGAAAAACGGAAATTCTACGGAAGTAAAATAAGCTCGATAGGCGTCCAGAGGCTGTATGGACAGACGAGTGAATGGGAAGTTCCAGGGAAGGATTATTTTGACGAGCTGTTCAGAGTGTCTAAAAATCAAATTATTTGGGGTGTAAATTATTTCCAGTATGATTTTGGTCCAGGTCGTATCATCTGGGATAAAGTCAATGGACAATCGAGCTTTTCGGATTGTGAGATTGCTTACTGCAGTATGCATGACAGCGTACGACTATTTCGCTACATGTGGAACGGTATGATGCAGGGTAAATCCATTGCAGAGGGGCATGTCCAGCAAGGAAATAAACGATTGAACGAAAAACGGATACATCCAACGCAAAAACCTGTGAATTTGTATCGTTGGCTAGTCCAAAAATATGCTAAAGAATGCGATAGAATCTTAGATACACATGTTGGCTCAGCTAGTAGCTTGATCGCTTTTGAGGAAGTAGGTCTGGAATATGTCGCTTGTGAAAAAGATGGGCAAATTTACCAATCAGCTCTGACCAGACTGGAAGAATACAAGTCACAGATTAAATTATTTTAGGAGGGAACAGATGGTCAGAAACACAATCGAAGATGTAAACAATCTCTTAGTAGCCCAACTGGAGAAATTAAGTTTTGATGATATATCTCCTGAAGAATTGGAATTAGAAGTCACTCGTAGCAAGGCTATGGTGCATTTGACAGATGAAATTCTGAAAACTCAGGACTTGGCTTTGCGTGTGGTTGAGACCTTGTCAGAAGTCACGAGCAAGGAGGTAATACCTCCGAAAATGTTACTAGGTGGAGGAGTAAATGACTGACATTGTAGATATTTACATGAAGTGTGGCGATTTTCATACAGCAGTAAAACAATCAGGCTTACCAATTCATGTGGCTCATTTGAAACTTTTAAAAAGCGGTTGTTTGAAAATACAGGATAAAATCCGCTATGGCTCAAAGGGTGCAAAATTAGGTGGACAGGCAGAGGAATTATTTCAGACCTTGGTACCTGATGCAGTGGATGCCAATAGGTATTTTCAAAAAAATAATCCTGTCTATGATTTTATCCTGAAAGATGTGACGATTGATGTTAAATATAGCTCGTTACATATCGACAAGCGCTATGGAACCAGGAAGTCGCATTGGAGCGTAGGGGCTCGTGGGGAACAAGATTTTATCTGTGCATTTCTGGAACGTGCAGAGGGAGAAAAATTAAATGACCCAATTATTCTATTACTGCCTATGGCGTTTATTGAGGTCAAAAAAGATTTACACATCAGTCAAAGTGGTGCTTGGATGAAGGAATTTCAAATCGAACCGGAAGAACTACAGCCTACGCTTAAAGAGTATGTAGTATTACGTGAACAAGGGCTATTTTAATGGCTTTTATTCACTTGGACGGGAATTGGCAGAACGTGAAGGCGGATAATCTTTTTGAGGTGACAACGGAAGAACTGAAGCTTTTCCACAAGAGAAAGCATGAACGGTTGTCGCCTGAATTGACCAAAGCATTCTTTTTGCGAATCAGATTGGAAAATATTAGAAAATTGGAGGGAACAGATGAATAAACAGGAACTTGAAAAACAAGCAGAAGCGTTATATACAGATGTCAGAAGTTTTTTGGATAACACTTTTGAACTAATTGACCAAATCCACGAACCGCAGAGGGTTGTGGTGCCAAAGGAAGTGGCGGAGTGGATTGAGGGTTGCAAACGCTCCGGTTGGCATTTGGAAAAAGTCCTTTATAGACTGGATGATGATGAGAAAGTCGGTGATTGGGCATATGATGAGAATGACGACTTGATTCCTGAGAAGGTTGATATGATAGCCCGTGCCTTGTTGGACGGTTACGAAATTGAGCAGGAAAAGTTGTATACGGTTGAATTTCCAACAGGCCAACGGTTGTACAAAAATCATCCAAATGGCAGCAGCAAAGTAGCAATTGTAATCAAGTTTGCTAACCACGCAGAAAAAGATGGACATTTTACAAAAAAGGAGTTAGAAGAAACTGGCTTTGGTTGGGTGTTTGATTGCGGCGGTGTGAAGGTCGTTGAGGCAGAGTGATGGATGTAAGAATTAGTTTATACGGTTGCGATGATACAACTCATATTGATACTGATGTAACAGTAGAAGAGTATGATTTTTTACGAAAATTAAGAAGACTTTCAAGAGAAAATTCCTCTTATGCTTGTCAGCCGACTTTAGATGTTAAAAGGAAGCAAAATGACTGAAGAAGATGTTGAAGAATATTTACTAGAATTAAGAAGCGTATTGTGCGATGAAAGAATTGCTAAATACTGCATTGAAAACGGAATAGCTTGGTCTGACTCAGCTATGGCAGGTAGCCCAATAGAAGTTTTAGGCTTAGCTAAAGAACTGATACAGTTTGGTTTTGGTATAGGAGGCAGAAAATGATACCGAGATGTAGAGCATGGCACAAGGCCATGCAAAGAATGAGCGAAGTCTTAGCAATAAGCTACGAACGTCAGAAAGTCAAAATCAAGCATCAGCGTGGAACAACGCATATGACGGTCCCGCTTGACGATGTCATCCTCATGCAATCCACAGGTAAGATGGATTCGACTGGGCAAGTCGAGGTGTATGCTGGGGATATTTTATATTACCCAGACCAAGACGAGGATAATTTTGGCATTATAAAATTTGACGAAGATACACTAGCTTTTGTTCTCGACAACGGATATGAACGTTTCGTTTATGGTGATTACGGTATGGGTAAAGTCATCGGCAACATCTATCAAAATAAAGATTTAGTAGATTATATATTAGGAGGCAAAAATTGATACCGAGATATAGGGCATTTTACGAAGGTAAGATGTATGAAGTTAAAGCTGCAATCTGGACCAGTCGCGGATTGTACGTGACGTTGGACGAGGGCAACAAGGCTGGCAGGCGTGTGCGTGGTGCGAAACTCATGCAATCCACAGGGCTGTTTGATGTCAACGGCAAGGAAATTTTCGAGGGAGATGTGGTGGAAAGCACATGGTTTAAGGGTTATGATGATTGTGTTGGTTACCGCAAAGCAGGCGTAGTGGTTTACAGGGATGGATGCTTTCGCATTGAATACCCAGGAGAAGAAGAGAAGGGATACTTCTCTATAACACTAAAATTCGCCGTAAGTGTCGAAATCATCGGCAACATCTATGAAAATCCAGAATTGGTGGAGGTAACCAATGACTAACGAAAAACTAGGTGTGCTACTGGTCGATGTACCAGAGCCAAAGTGTTGGGAATATACATTTCTGGTAAATCCACTAGGAAGCTTCATACTAAGGGAATCAAATAAGTTGTTTGATGTTCTTATTTACGCTTACAAATGCACCCAAGAAGAAGCTAAAAAATACCCACAGTTTAGATGGGTAGCGTTGGAGGAGTTGGAATGACCACAGCAGATAAAATCAAATATATCCTGCAAAAGACAGGATGGACGAGGGACCAATTTGCGACCGAGATGGGTGCGACGACTCTATCTGTCTACAAATGGCTAGACGGACGACCACCGAGACAGCGCATGTTGGATAAAATAGACGAGCTGTACGAGCAAACTAAAGATACAAAACCTAAAGTACTAGCACAACGTGGCAAGATACGTATTTTGTATCCGTATTATAGCCATCAGCGACAGCCGTGGGAGAGGAGATAATAGATGATCAACAATGTTGTTTTAGTTGGTAGATTGACAAGGGACGTAGAGCTACGTTATACACCGTCTAATCAAGCCGTTGCGACTTTTACTTTGGCGGTTAACCGCAATTTTAAAAATCAATCGACAGGAGAGCGGGAAGCTGACTTTATCAATTGCGTATTGTGGCGTCAGCAGGCCGAAAATCTGGCTAATTGGACCAAGAAAGGTCATCTGATTGCCATTACTGGACGAATTCAGACCAGAAGTTACGATAACCAACAAGGGCAACGGGTCTATGTGACAGAGGTTGTTGCTGAGAGTTTTCAGGTGCTTGAAAAGCGTGACAATAGTGCTAACTATTCCAGTATGGATGAACAGATGCCGCCAGGACTCAGTGGTCAGCCGATGGATATTGATGATGACGGCTTGCCGTTTTAGGGAGGATACGATGAACAAACGGATAAAAAAGAAAAAGCAAAAAGCAGCATATAAAATTCCAAAACAGATCATTCGCTTGGCAAGAAGATGGACGGAATTGGACAGCGAGATGGTTTTCATGGCTGAGTTTCGAGATATTGAAAATGGTCATTATCCGAAAAAGCTCGTGGAAAATTGTGTTCGTAAATACAAGAGAATCAATGATTTTTTAATCAATATTGAATCTGATACTATCTTTCGGAGTGGTTTTATTATTTGTCATGGTGCTTACGGAGATGAGCAATTTGACGGAGAATACTGCGATCAATCTTGTGGTTATTCTGAAGATGATTACCACGGTGTCTATTACTATCCGATAGGCGAAAATCTATATTTTGCCTACAATTACGAATGCTAGGAGGAAACAATGAGCACTGAACTAATGAATGAACTAAAAGAACTGCTCGGCTTATTTCCAAGGTCATTTATAAATGCGAACCTAGAAGTGATACTGATTCCAAAGACAAACACGTATTTTAGTTTGGAAGGAGTACAATCACGAAGAGACATCATCGCAAAATTATTGATGTGGTGCAGTAGACCAATAGTAAAAGGTCAACCGTTTCGTAGTCAGAAAAGGAATAACTTATTTAGAGAAGTTATCAAAAAAACTTTAAATTACTACTTAGGAACACTTTTTTCAGATGAAGATATGGCTTTGATTTATCATAAATTAGGCAATGGAATCAATCCAGAATTGACCTTTAGATTTATTGATAGTGGATTTGACATGGAGGTGTTAGATGACGACCAACGTTGTCCAATTCATACCGAAACATGATATTTGTCATGAGTGTTTCAAACGAAAAGCAACAAAGTTTTGCGACTTTATCATTGGTCAATCAGGAGTAACGTTTTATCGAACTTACTCATTATTCAGACACCAAGATCAAGGAATCATCACTTGCGACAAGCTACTCTGTGATAATTGCTCAAATAGGTTTTATGGCATGGATTTGTGCAAGAATCACTTTAAAAAAATTACAAGAGGTATTAAATGAGTTTTAATGGAATTAGATTGTTACCAGACTATGGATGTAAGATTGAAATTGACGTGGTTCAGTTGCTCAAAGAAAATGAGTTCCTGAAAGATGAACTTTACAACCGTGCATACAAAGACATCGAGCGTCAAGAAATTGAAATTGAGACCCTGAAGGACAAATGCGTGGACCTCATGCTTGAAAATGCCGACTATGTCTGGGAGGAAATGGCTAGAGAAACAGCCAAGAAAAGGGCTAATACGAGAAAATGGAAAAGTAAATAATAAACGGAGGAATAAAATTATGTATGAAAATCAAGTAACAAAACGTCAGGCAGCAATAGGCGCTACAATTATTGGACTTATTATTTTTGCAGTATTTTTTAGATTGACCGCGGTTGTCAAAATCCCTGCCAATACCGTAGGTGTGAAAGTCTCTGCTTTCAATGGAGTACAAGAAAAAACTTTACAGACAGGCTACCATCTGAAAGTCCCACTTGCTGATAAGGTGTATAAATTGCCGACATCAGTTCAGACCAAGACCATGGAAGCTATCACGACACAGACGAAGGATGGTCAGTGGTTGAATACTAATATTGACGTTAAATACAAGGTCAACAAGGCAGAGGCTATGACTGTATTTACCAATTACACAGACCTAGAAAACGTGAGTAACAGCGTTGTCGCTCCAGCTGTGCAAAGGGCCATTGAATCCGTAACTGGCGAGTATGATATTTACGAAGTACTAGGCTCTAAGCGTACAGAAGTTTATGGCAAGATTGACCAGAAACTAAAAGAGCGGTTTGCAGCAGATAACTTGGAGTTTGTGTCTTTCACTATCACTGACCAAGATGCAGGCGATGAAATCGAAAAAGCTATCAAGGATGAATCTGTTAAGCAGAAGCAAGTAGATTCAGCTAAGCAGGATCAAGAGAAAGTTAAAATCGAAGCAGAAACTAAGAAAATCCAAGCTCAAGCCGATGCCGATGCTGAGGTTATCAAGGCTCAAGGTCAAGCAAAAGCCAACGCTGAATTGAATAACTCTATTTCGGATAATTTGATTCGAATGAAAGAAGCTGAGGCTCGTTTGGAGCATGGCTGGGTTGAAGTTATCACACAAGGGGATGTGATTACGAATCAAGAGTAATAAAAAAAGGCCAGCGATTGCTGTCCTCATCTATGCTAATTTTCAACTACATTATACCATAGAAAAGGAGGAATGCAATGAAAACTGTTGAGCCGATACGAGAAAATGGAGAACAAAATGATTACAATTCAGCTTGATGAAGAACTATTGACAGCACTTGTTTTTGCAGCAGCTCAAAGCTCCTGTGTATTTGATAGAAATGCATTGGAGGAGAACCAGTTGTGGCTTTTACACTGTTGCGACTATAACGAACCTGTATATGAGGTGGCAAAGCAAATCAACATAGATGACATTCAAGACGAAAGTTACAGATCTTATTTCTATGAAGTAAAGGCAAAAGGTGATAAATACTATTCGGAGGTAGATAGAAAATAAAAAGGCCAGCGATTGCTGCCCTCATCTATGCCAATTTTCAACTACATTATACCATAGAAATGGAGGAAAGCAATGAAAAGTGTTGAGCCGATACGTGATAAAGACGACATTGAGCGGATGAAGGATTTTATGGAAAGTTGGAATCAAAGGAATTTTCTGCTCTTTGTCTTTGGTTTAAATTCTGGATTGAGAATTAGTGATTTATTAAAGTTAAAGGTTCGGGATGTGTTAGATTCACATGTCGTTATAAAGGAGCAAAAGACTGGTAAACAGAGGAAATTTATTATTAACAATTATTTAAGAAGACAAATTGACAAATATATCAAAGCTAAAGTTTTAAAACCATATGACTATCTTTTCGAAAGTAACAAGAGAGATAGTAACGGTAAGAAAAGGCCAATTGGCAGGGAACAAGCTTGGAAAATACTTAATAAATGCGCAAAGGCTTGTGGTTTAAAAAGGATTGGTACTCATTCGTTAAGAAAAACTTTCGGTTATCATATGTATAAGAAAGACCATAATGTAGCGCTATTGATGGAAATATTTAATCATGCATCACCAGATATCACATTACGGTATATTTGTATTACCCAGGATGAAACAGATGAGGCAATGTTTGGATTTAGCCTATAATTTTTTTAAAAAAAAGCGATAAAAAGAAACATATCGAAAAAATGTTGCATTGCATTTTAACAAAATAACTTTGAAGCCTTGCAGAATATAGCGATTGGACCTATTTATCAAAAGGAAACAGAATATAAGATATGTTGCTTTTTTTGGGGAAAAAGTAGAAGTGGAGGAATAGAAAAGAAAGTGGATAAAATATGTCTAGATGGAGATGTGTATGAGCCGCATACAGTTAAACTTACGATGAATGACGATAAGAATACTGCTTATAGTGACCTCGAGAAAGCTTATCAATCATTTGTAAAATCAAATGCTGATAACCGAGCAAAAGCAGAAGCGGATTTGGCAGAGGCAGGCAGACGGATTGAGTTGCTGGTTACGCATTTTAATTATTCCGAAGATCATTTTTGGGAATTTATTAAATCTTGTATAGTGGCCTATAAATTAGTATTTGGAAATCCGTTTAAAAACAGCAGACAACAACTGACTGCTGAAGACTCTCAAAAAATGAGTCACATAATTGCAAAGAATCTTGAAAAAACTGCAAAAGAGATAAAATTACATCAAGAATTTTGAAAAAGGTTTAATATACAAACTCGCAGTTTTGATGATAACAAGGCAGAGCATCCTTTACTGTCGAAAAAACAAAATTTCTAGGAGGGCTTGATGAACATTGAACAAAGACTAAAGAAGCTGAAGCATTTTGAGATACTTGTACGCTCTAAACAACGTGAGCGAAACGTGCTCGGCAGCACGATTTCGCAATTTAGCGATGAGATGACCGAAAAGGCAAAGAATCGTTGCAGGGCCATTGACGACGAAATTAGCTGGCTATACGACGAGCGGGAGCAGTTAGTCCATGATATTGAGCATTTGGATGATCCCGTTGAGTCAATTGTGTTACGACTGTACTATGTAGAAGATAAGCCTTGGAACGTGATTGCATACGACATGAACTGTAGTATCAGAACATTGCAGAATATTAAGCGCTCGGCAATCCGGAATCTTAGTAAAAAAATAAACCAAGTCGAATGACTTGGTTTGTTTATTGTACCACAGTTGCCTTATTTTGTTGCTTGATTTTTGTGACATTTTCCCTCTTCGCTATTTTTTATTAATTCTTTGATAGGACCGTTGAATCATTTCAATTATTTTGTTACGTTTTTCAGTTACATTTTTTATACTCAGACATTGCAAGTCTGCGTCTACGATTGTCCAACGCTCCAAATCTCTGTTGCTAAACTTTTCCGTCCATTGGATGGAATAGAAATAATTTCCATCGCTATCAGAAAAACAGGCTAAGCAGAATGTGAGCTTTTCCCCTGTATGTAGAGTAAAAGTAGGAGCATCATATTTTGAAAGTTCCTGATCGTCTTCAATTGCCCATTCAATCCAGATTTTTCTGTTATTAGTCAATGCGTTTGTGTAATTTGGCATAATATTTTCCTCCCGGGCTTTTTGCCCTATTTATTTTTTTAATGACTAGCAAGCCCTTGCAAGCCTGCCGACAGCTTTAACTGTGTAGCCTTATTGATTTTCGAGATGTGCTAACGGCACTTGGATGTATTTATAGACCAGATGACTTATTAGCGTCTCTTGATATGTACTACCATCTTCAAATGTGGTAGTAACTGAGATTTGACCGATGCCAAATAATGCGATAATGATGAGTATAATTGTGATTACTTTTTTCATTTTGCTGCCTCTTTCTACAAAATAATTGCTTGTGCTAACTTGCGGTTTACATGTCCGACTTTTTGCCAAATATCGCCAACAACAAAGCCATTACAGTCTCGTTTGATATCGCTGTAAGATACCTTGACAAATATTTCAGTCTCATTTGTTTCTTGACTCCACGCAACGCGATAGCCTTGCGAGATTAATTCTTTGATTAATTTATTATTCGCTTTAATGTTTTTTAGATTTGTCATGTTGTTTCCTCTTTTTTAGTGTTGGCTTCTGTAAGGGTTGTTCATTTCGTCTTCTGCTTGTTTATACATTCCTTCCGCAAATCGGTCTGCAATACGACATGATGCGCTGGAATAGCTGTTTAAAGTGATGCAATATTCCGAACCGTCTTTCATGTAGCATCGAGTTTTTTTATTTTTTAAAATAGTTCCTTTATCGTATCCGTTTAATTTTTCGATTGTTATAGTTTTGGCTGTAACTTTGATGACTTTATAAAAATCATAATTAGTTTGATCGTATCCCCAAACAGCGCATAGTATATCACCGACTAGGGCGCCGTGTTGATTGATGCTTGTTTCAACTTTGATTTTTGTTTTTACTGATTTCAAGCTTTCTTGGCGCTTAGCGTTAAAGGCTTTAATGCGTTCGTTGATTGCTTTTAGTTCTGGTGTTAAGTTTGTCATGATATACCTTCTTTCCTATGCGTATAGTGCTTCAGCCATTTGTGATAAATCTTTTTGATATGCATAGAACTCTTCAAGTAGTTCCTCTTCGTTGCCGTAGTCAGCAACTTCATCAAAATAGGCTTTCATTTCGTTGTTAAATGTTTCGAAATATGTGTTTAGCATTTGTTTTACAGGGAAGTCTCTATGTTCTGTTGCTAGGTTGTAGAAGTTTTCTTTTGCTTCGTTTGCGTTTGTTAAGTGTTTCACGGTTGTACCTTCTTTCTTTTTTGAGGTACGCAAAAAGCGTACTTGACTAGACCAAGCACGCATGATATACTATATATATCTTACATGCTTAGCGTGTGGGGTGGTCGATAGTCTAAAACCAAACTTTGGTCGGGGAGGTTTTAGGCTATTTTTCTTTAATTAAGTTTATTATAAAATTTGTGAGATTTTCACCGTTTTCTTTAGCTTTATTTTTTATTAGTTCAGCTTCTTCAGCGGTGGTTCTGATGGTTATTTTTTTATCTCTAACAAGGCCTGTCGCTGGTCGTCCTCGTGGACGTTTATTTTCTTGCATCGGTTTACCTCTTATGATATAATATTTACAAGGATAGCAAGCGGAAGAAGTTCCGCCTGCTTTGTGAGGTTTAGAGATGTTTTATTATCTCCAAAATGATTTGGGCAACGATTTGAAAGAATCTAGCTATTGCAGTAGCAAGTTCAATCAGTTTGAGATGGTCAACATCTCTTTTCTTTTGCCTTTTCAAGAGCCTCACCCCCTTTCCTTGTATGATAAGGGGCGAAAGTTATTTGATTAACTTTCTGAGAATATAATATCATGACGGCTTTTTATTGTCAAGCATTTTTATAAAAAAATTTAAAAAATTTTTTCGAATCGCTCAGAAACCGCATAAAATCAATGTTTTAGCCCAATAAATTTTTTTTGAAAATATCAAACTTTTGCGCAAATTTACCAAATTTGCGCTTTTTTTGCGTTCTAATAGTAGAAAGATGAAATCAAATCCATTTTATAAAACATACAAATGGCAACAGAAAAGACTTGAAGCACTAAAACGAGACAAGTATAGATGTGTTTGGTGCTACGAAGCTGGCAAACTGACAACAACTAGACTAGAAGTTGACCACATAGAAGAATTAGAAAAGAATCCAGATAAAGCGCTAGACCTGACAAACCTTCGAACCTTGTGTAAAGACTGTCATAATAAGCGCCACAATCGGTTCAAATCAAGTAAAAAGCAATGGAATGATGAGCAATTCGAATGGTAAATTGACATATCTGTAAACGTTAATGCGAAACGTTCGGAAATTCCATACGCAAACACCCCCCCGGTCGAAAAAAAGTGGTGATTTTACCCAAGCCCCCAGACCGGCGGCCAGTTTTCTGACCAAAAATTGGGGTATGCGTGCGTAATTAGGGGAGGGGGGTAAATAACGAAAAAAGGAGTTGACTAATGAAAATTGGCGAATTAAAAAATGAGCTTATGAGTCTCATAAATATGGATAGTCAAATTGAAGTTGAAAAGGTTGAGCGCTATCTGAATTTGGTCAAAATTTATAAAGAATTAGACAAGACTTTAAAAAAAGATGGCTACATGATTGTAGTGAAAAATGGAGCTCAAAGTTTTCTAAAAGCAAACTCTGCTATTGGGGAAAAAGTCAAGATTAATCAGGCTTTGATAAAGCTCGGTGAGTTTTTTGACAAGAAGCAAGAGGAACGAGATGCAGCCTCAAAAAATACAAATTTTGCTGATCCGAATGAGTTCTTGTAGGTGGTGATGGCATGTGATTAAGTATGTGCAAGATTACATAGATGAATACGAGTCTGGAAAGATTTTATTCAATCAAGAACGTGTCGATTTAGTTGCTTATATTTATCGTGAAATCGTTCCGAGGTTAGACAAAAAAGAGGTCTATTTTGATGAAAAAATGATAGAAAATTGTATCAAATTCATCGAAAAATGGTTCTTTAAGCTCGAAAATTTTCAAAAATTTATCATTTCTTTTGTATTTTTAAGGTACTCAGCCAATGATAGGAATGTTTATAAAACTATCTTGATTATGATGGGGCGTGGTGGTGGTAAGAATGGTCTAGTTTCTGGGATTATTGCTTTTCTGCTCAGCCCTTTTCATGGGATTAAAAATTATAATGTTTCTTTGGTTGCGAACTCGGAAGACCAGGCGAAGACGAGTTTTGAAGAGATTTACAATACTATTGAGTCAAATCCTAAGTTAAAAGAAATTTTTTACAATACAAAGTCTGAAATCAAGTCTCTTCATACCAATAGTGTCATGCGGTTTCGTACTTCGAATGGTAATACCAAGGATGGGTTGCGTGATGGTATGGTGGTGTTTGATGAGATTCATCAATATGAGTCCAATAAGGATGTTCGTGTCCACAAGTCTGGTCTTGGTAAGGTTAAAAATTCTCGTGAGTTCTATATTGGTACGGATGGGTATGTTCGTGAGGGGTTCATCGATAGTATGAAGGAGAAGGCGAGGAAGGTTTTGAGTGGTGAGGCTCGCTGGAACTCGATGTTTGTCTTTATTTGTAAGATTGATGAAGAGAAGGAGGTGGATGATAAGGAGAAGTGGCAAAAGGCTAATCCTATGTTCCATCGTCCGATGAGCGAGTATGCTGAAGAGTTGTTTGATGTGGTCTGTGAGCAGTATGATGAGATGATTGAGGATCCGTCAAACCGTGAGGAGTTCATGACGAAGAGGATGGATTTTCCTGTCATGGATACCGAGCGTAGTGTGGCGACTCATGAGGAACTGGTGGCGACTAAGCGTGATTTCCCTGATTTGAGGGATGAGATTTGCATCGGTGGCTTGGACTATGCTGCGGTTCGTGACTTTGCTGCAGTTGGGTTGTTGTTCAAGGTCGGTGATGACTATGTGTGGTTGTGTCATTCGTTTGTGCGGAAGGAGTTCGTTGATACTTACTATGGGTATTCTCGTCCGAAAGATTCTGTTAATGGGAAGCGTCAGTTTGCTCCGATTAAGAAATGGGAGGATGAGGGCTTGTTGACAGTTATTGATGAGCCGACTATTAATCCTAGGTATGTGGTTGATTGGTTCGTGCGGATGAGGGATGAATATGGCTATGACTTGCAACGGATTGTGGCTGATAACTATAAAATGGATCTTCTGAAGCCTTTCTTTGAGAAAGAGGGGTTTGAGGTTCAGTTTAAGGGTGAATTTGAGGCTCCAGCTGGTTATCAGGTGGAGGTTTTGAGGAATCCGAAGGCTAGTGATAGTTTGGTTGCTCCTAAAATTGAGACGGCTTTTGCTCGGCATAATGTTATCTTTGGTAAGAATGACATGATGCGGTGGTATACGAATAATGTGCTTAGGAAGTTAAAGCCTGATGGGAATGTTGTCTATGATAAGAAGGAGGATACGAGACGTAAGACGGATGGTTTTAAGGCGTTTCAGTATGCCATGTGGCGTTCTGGCCAGCTTGATATTGAGGTTGATTTGGAATTTTATGATGACGTAATGGAGTGGTATTGAGATGGATTGACTTATGTTTGTAATTTTTTAATAGCGGAAAGCGAGGAATCTTATGAATAAACGCATGAAGAAGAAATACAAGCCTATCAAAGAGTTATGGGATTGTTTGGAATGGTTTGGCTTTAGGTTGAATAGGCATAGTACTAGGTTGGACGGCATTGATAATCGTCTGGATAATCTGGAAAGTATTCATTCAGTCAACGTACAGGCAATCAACCAGAAGTTCAAGGAATACGATAAACAGATTGAAAGTCTGGAACGTGAAATCAAGCGTCTTAAAAAGCCGTTTTGGAAACGTTGAGGAGGTGATCACTCATCTTGACTGGTAGGAAAGACTACTTAAAACCGTGTCAATGGGGCACGGTTATTTTTTTGCTTTTTTAAAAGTTTTGCGCATTTTTACCATTTTTGCACTTTTTGTTTGAGAAGATATAAGCGTTTAAGGGTACCGGGAAGAGATATTTGTTATTTTTGCGTCAATATTTTTTGATGAACACTTTCTTTTTTAATCGAACCTGGTATCGATTCTGTTAGGGCTTAGCCTAGATAATCTGTGGCGACACGGGAAAGCTTTGATTCGGTTGTGTCAATCTTAGCGCCAGCAATGGTCATTCTAAGCAATCCAATCCTTATGGTATCAGTTTGGTATCAGTGTATGAAGTCAAAGCGTTTTGCTAGAGCCAATCGGTGAGGTGCTACGTCGGTAGTGCGTGAGACGAATGCATAGGAGGAAGGAGCTACTTTAGTTCGAGGGTCGCGCCGAGAGCGGGTGGTATGTCAATGGTTTGTGGGTTGACTACCCATGGGGTGTTGATGAGTCTGAGTGCTGCTAACACGAGGATAATGGTAGGCGTTGCGCATTTTGTTCTCCAAAAGAGGATGAAACGCATGGCAATGCACGTCTACGATACGACTAGGGAAATATGTGTGTGTTATATGATTCAACAAAAACATTATTTAAATGCAAAAGTCATTGCCCGTCACAAATGGAAAGTGTACTTCGGTAGCTAGGCTACCTACTCAAATCTCGCAAGGATGAGAGTGAAGTCGAAGAGTAAAGCAGCTTAGACCTTTAGCGGGGTTTTCGTTAATTGAAAAACGGCTTAGTAGTTTGTGACGTAAGGGGTGGTTGGTCTAACCAACCGTGCATGATTGGTACTGGGAGGGATTTCAGTGGATAAGCAACTAACTCATAAGGTTGCGAAAGACAATCGTTTAGACGTGTAATCTCAGCGTTTTCTTGGGAGCATAACTTAACAGGTAGAGTAGAGGGCAGGGTAATCCCTACTAATTAAGGTTCGATTCCTTTTGAAGCATGGTTGCTTAATATGCAGGTTCGAGTCCTGCTGTTCCCGTTTTTAGGTCTTTGGTGTAGTGGTAACATGGCAAGTTCCAACCTTGTTGTCGTGGGTTCGATTCCTACAAGGTCTGTAAATTTGTGGTGCTGAGAGGAGCATTGTGAGACTTTCTAAGTCTTTTTAATGACTATCATTGCACGAAAGTTCGCTAGAACGGAGGTATCTGTGGGACTATTAGATGTTTTTACATTCAAAAAATCTGCATCTTTTGATGAGTCTTTAGGTGACGATGGAGAGATAAAGGAAATTAGTCAGAATATCGCATTGAAATCTGCGGCTCTTTCAAAAGTCGCTAACTATGTTGGCAGGAGTCTTTCTAAAGCGAAGTTTGTACTGAAAGGTGTAGATACAAGTAATTATTCTGATTGGCTTTATTTGTTGAATGTCTGCCCTAATCCAAATCAATCTGCTTCAGAATTTCTTTCTGAGATTGGAAAAAAATTAATAAAGGATGGGGAGGTGTTACTGGTAGTTGTCGATGGAAAACTTTATGTTGCTGAATCATATTCGACCGAAGAAACCAGTTTGAAAGGGAATCGCTATCGTGTTAGTACGATCCAAGGGATGACGGTTGATGATGTTTTTGAACACGATAAGGTTATTTTTATCGAGAATGAAAACGATTCTTTAGCTACTTTTACCGAACAATTATGGGCGGACTACGGCGAATTGCTTGGTCGGTTGATTAATCGTCAGAAGACTGCTAATCAGATTCGCTTTACTCTAGGTCTTCCAAAAGATCAGGTCAGAGAAAAAGCCCAGGAGCTTGCTGACGGTAAGGGAAAACAAAATGTACAGCAAAAATTCTTCCAACGTGTTGTTGAGAGGATTAAAAAAGATTCTGTAGTTGCGATTCCTTTAAATAAAGATGGTGCGTATAACGAGTATTCGAATCGCTATTCCTCTAAAGCTTCTTTTGTTGATGATATCAAACAGGTTAAGAACCAGTACATTGATGATGTTTGTGAAATGGTAGGCATCCCGCCTGCTCTAATTCATGGAGAATTAGCTGATAATCAGAAAAATCATGAACAGATGATAGAGGTGGTTATTGAACCAATCATTAGAAAGCTGATTGATGGATTGCAGGTTGCTATATTCTCTGAGGAGCAATATGCCGAGGGAAGCTATATCAAGGCTACTGGTCTTCTTCGTCGTGATTTGTTTGATATTGCTGCAAGTGGGGATAAATTAATCGCCGCTGGTTTAGCTATGGCAGATGAGATTCGGGAGGAAATTGGTCTTAGTCCGCTCCCTAACGGGCTTGGGCAACGTCTCTATATAACGAAGAATTATCTGGAACTTAGGGAGGAAGGAGGTACGAAGGATGACGATAGTGCAAATCAAGGGACCAATCATTCCGAACAATCATAAGGATTTTTATGATGAGTGGGGGATGGAATCAACTGCTCCTAAAGATATAGTTTTGCCGGACAATGGAGAAGATATTGAGATTCATATTAATTCTGGTGGTGGGTCTGTTTTTGCTGGTAGTGAGATTTTCACTACTTTGAAATCTTATTCGGGGAAAAAGGTTGTCAAGATTGTGGGACTTGCTGCAAGTGCGGCTTCTGTTATTGCGATGGCTGGTGATGTGATTGAGATGAGTCCTACTGCTCAGATGATGATTCACAATGTTTCTTCTTTTGCAAGTGGAGATCATACCGCATTGCGTAAAGAAGCTGATGTCATTGAAGCGATGAATCAATCCATCGCAAATGCATATATTATCAAATCTGGTAAATCTATGGATGAACTTCTGGATTTAATGGGTGATACTACTTGGTTCACTGCTCAGAAGGCTGTCAGTTTTGGTTTGGCTGATTCGGTGATGTTTCAGGATGAATTACCTGAATTAGTAGCTTCAGAATCAACATATATTCCAGACGGTGTTGTAAATAGTTTTTATTCGATGAAGAAGCTATGCGAGTCACAAGACAAGCTTATCAATACTGTATTGGAACGTCTGGATAAGGTTGAGGCAGAAAACAAGGAGCGTAAGGAACAGCCTGTGGCTCATGCTGAAATCGTAGTTGATGCCAATCAGATTGAAGAAACTGTTAAGAAAGTCATTAGGGCAGTAAAAGAAAAAGAGGCGGTTTCGCCTTTTGCAAAATTTGTTTTATAGGAGAAAAAAATATGGTTATTGATTTAAAGGCAGTACCTAAATATCGTGCTGCGGTTGGGAAATTAAGCGCTGAAATTTCTAATGGTGCAAGTCAGGAACGCCAAGAGGAACTTTTTAATGAGGCGTTCAATATTTTAGGTACTGAAATTAATGAAATGGCATCTGATAAGTTGGAAAAATTATTTAATTTCCGAGATGCCAATCGTACACTTTCAACGGCTGAGCTTAAGTTTTTCAATGAGGTTGTGAATCCAGAGGACCCAGCAGGTGTGAAAACAGAAAAGATCATTCCAGAAGAGATGATGATTCAAGTTTTTGATGAATTGAAAGAAGAACATGAACTTCTTTCTGTGATTAATTTCAAGACAACTGGTATCAATGCTAAAGCGTTGATTTCTGAAACAGAAGGTGTTGCGGTTTGGGGAGAAATCTATAGCGAAATCAAAGGTCAGCTGAAACAAAAATTTGATGAAGTTGACTTTGGTATGAACAAATTAACGGCATTTGTTGTTCTTCCTAAAGATGCACTCAAATTCAGCTATAGCTGGTTGAAGCAATTTGTTATCGAACAAATTAAAGAGGCGATGGCTGTAGCATTGGAGTTAGCGATTGTCAAGGGTGATGGTTTTAAGCAACCTGTTGGTCTTATTAAGAAAATCGGTGAAGGTGATGAGGTTGTAAGAGACAAAGTCATTACTTATCCGACAGATAAGGATGCAATCGCTGATCTTTCTACAATCAACCCGGAAAATGCTCCTAAAATCTTGGCACCAGTCATGAAGTACTTATCAAAAAATGATAAGGATCGTCGCAAAAAAATTCGCGGGAAAGTTCGTATCTTGGTCAGTCCAGACGATCATTGGGATTTAGAGGCACGCTTCACGAAGTTGACAGATGGTGGTGCTTATGTAACAACAGTGCCTTACGGTATTAAATTTATCGAAACATTGGCATTAGAAAACGGTAAGGCGATTGCATTTGTGACAGACCGATATGATGCATTGATGGCCACCAATGGTTCACTTACTATTGAGGAGTTTGACCAGACTTTTGCTCTTGAAGATTGGATGCTTTACACAGCCAAAGGTTACTACTACGGAAAAGCTAAAGACAATCATGCATCTGCTGTGTTGACAGTCACAGGGGGGTAATTCCTGATGAAATCAGTAAAAATCAGGGTTATTAAGCCTTTTGGGGATTGGGAAGCTAACACAATTCGTCAGGTGGGGGATGTGTTTGAGGTGTCAAAGGAGCGGTTTGCTTCTTTGTCGTCTCGGGTTCCTCCGGATTTTTATGAGGTGGTTAAGTCTTCAAAAACGAAGGATAAGGAGGAGTAGCGATGAAAAAAGCTGCTGAATATGCTGCTAGTAAACTTGAAAACTTTAAAGAGAGGATGCGAATCACTCATGAGAGTGAAGATGACAAGCTTATTAGAATGCTGACTTCCAGCGCTTTGGCTATTGCTACTTTGGTTGGAGCTAGTAGTTTTGACGATACGATAGAAGAACTAGTTTTGGAAAGGGCTATGTACCTATATCATGATTCGTTAGATGAATTTCAAAAGAATTATAGTGATGAAATTGAAATTCTATATCTTCGCAACATGATAATTGCAAATGAGGGAAGTGACGATGCTACGGAGTAGAAAATTTAAGCGTGAGACTACCCATAACGGCACGCTTAGAACCTTGGTTACGTTTAAACGGATGAAGGTTTCTGATGACTTCTATGAATTTAACGCAGAGACTGGAGAGAGTTTTTCTGCGTGGGGAGAAGCTCATGATGTCACTTTTCAAGATTTAGAGAGCTTGAAGGGGCGATTTTCTAAAAACGCCCTTGCTCTTGAATCTATCAAGTCTAAGGCAATAAAAGCCTATGCGACAGTTAAAATTAGAGATCCATTGGAGGATTTCCAGCCTAAAAATTCGGACAAAGTCGTTATTCACGATGAACGTTTTAGAGGCAAGGAATGGGACGTTATCGACGTCCAACCAGACCTCTACAATCGTATGTATCTGGTGATATTTTTGGTTGGTAGTTGATTATGAGTGATTATCAAGTTACTGGCATAGAACAGATTCTAAATGCGTTAGAAGCTCGTTTGGGCGAGGCGAATATGAGGCGTGTGACGAGTAAGGCGTTGCGTACGATTGCCAAGGACCATGTAGCTCCTGAAGTTGAGGCTATGGCTAGGTCTTTTGTTGATAAGGGAAATACTGTTCGCCAGATTGTCGTTGGGAATGTGTCTTTTGCTGATTATAACATCCCGAAAATTAAGGTTGGTTGGAAGCGTTCGGACCCTGGGGATAGTCCTCGGTGGAATATTGAACACTTGAATGAGATGGGATTTACCAGGAATGGTAAATTCTATCGCCCTAGGGGATTCGGTAAGTTGCAAGGGGTCATCGATGACTTTGGCGAACAATATCCTAGGTTGGCTAGAGAAGAGTTGAAGGAGTTGGTTGAATGAGCGATATAATGAAACGCATCGGAGATTTGTTAAAACAACAACCTGAATTGGTTGATGTTGCTGTCAAACCATACTATCGTCCAGAATCTCTAGATGCAAACGAACCAAGTCTAGCCATTGTTCCAATGGCTCCTCCAAAACAAGCTAGTTTTGGGAGTGACAGAGCTCTTCAGAAAGAGTTGACCTATCAGATGAATATTGAGGCGAGTAGCAAATCAAAGGTAACAGAGATAGCTTTAGCTGTCGAAAGGGTCTTAAATGAACTAGGGTTTGTTCAATTAAATGGTGGTCTTGATGAGTATTTTATCGAGACAAAAAGGTATGTTGATGCAAGGCGTTATCGAGGACGATCGTCCTTGTACGATGTTGATTATTAGAAGGAGAAGAAGTATATGACAATGATTGGTTTTGAATCAATTGAGATTCGGGTACTAGATGAAGGGGAACCTGTCAAAGATACGAATGTTTTTGTACTAGATGGTACCCAAGATAAAGGTGCGACGAAGAAGGCTGATATTACTGGATTGACCAGTGAGATTATCAAAACATTTGGTTCTAACTTGGTGTATCACACTAATGCAAAGGGTGTAGGAGATATTTCTGTGGGTCTTGAATTGGTAGATATTCCATTCAAGGTGCTGAACGAGATTCTTGGTCGTAAAAAGGTTGATGATCTGATATCAATTGGTGTGGATACAGAGGCGCCACTATGCTCGTTGGCTATTTGGTCACATGATGGGAAGGGACAAAAAATTGGCATCGGTTTCTACAAAGGTCGTTTCTCTATGGAGGCTATTGGTGTTGAAACTAAGGAAAAAGATAATAAAGAGTTGCCTACAGAGAAGTTGACCTTCGTGCCTATGGCTAGTGATGATAACAAAACAAAAGGGACCTATGTGTCATTCGCTACAACTGACGAAGAAGTTACTAAGCTACGTCAAAACCTTAAAATCGCTGCTTAATTTCAGGGGGCGGGGAATCCCCGTCTCCTATTTTTATTGAAAGGAAAACGATATGGCAAAACTTGAATTAACATTACATGATGAGAACGGCTATGAAAAAGTGATTAGGGAGAACCATGTTTCTGGCCAGAAGTTGCTGGATTATCTGAAAATGCTTGAAGAATTCGAGAAGAAATCTGGCAAGATGACTGCTTATGATTTTATCACTAGGAAAGTGGAATTTTTAGCTAGTTTGTTCACTGCAGAAGTGGTTAGTCCTGAGGATATTCTGAAAGGTGTTCCGTCTTGGGATTTGGTTCGGACTGTTGATGATTTGCTGGATAAGGCGATGGGAGCAAAGGGTGATGACCCAAAGCTAGAAAGCTCTCTCTCAAAGAAACTAGAGACAGATACCTAACGTTTGTTAGAGACTTGGTGGCTAGTCAGTCGGGCTTTTCTCTAAGCGATGTTTTGGAGGCTGATTTTGAAACTCTTTTGTCTATTTTATCAGCCAAGACGGAAGAAAAAGAAGAAGTCATGAGCATGGAGATGTTTATGAATCAATGTTCGATCAAATAGGAGGATAGAATGGCGGGTAATGGTACTCCATTAGGACAAATGGTCATTGAGTTGAATCTGGACGCTACGAAAATGGGCGACTCTATGACTCGTGTAAAAAATCAGCTCAAGAATTTTGAAAAGCAAGTGAGGGCTCAAAGAGGTCTTTCTGATTATTACAAAACGGGGAGTGATGCTGCAAAGGCTCTTGAAAAGCAAAAAGAGGCATTGACCAAATCTATTGAAGCACAAAGGCAAGTGCTATCACGCTTAAATAAAGAGTATCAGACAGAATCTAAAGCAAACGGCGAGATGTCGAAAAAGGCCCAGCAATTAGCAGGGCGTATTGAAGACGGAAATACGAAGTTAGCTAGGTATGCTATCCAGTTGAGAGAAGTGTCGAAAGAAGCCTATTTGGCAACTAGCAAACTCAATATTTTTGGAGATAAGCTTGCTGCTATTAGTAAGGGGGCTCAGAATTGGGAGAACGGGCTAAATACTGTGTCCCAGCGGACACAAGCGCTTTCTCTGGCTATTTTTGGGGGTATGACACTCTCTGCTAAGGCGGCTATGGACTTTGAGTCTGCTTTTGCTGGTGTGAAGAAGACGGTTGATGAGACTCAGGACTGGTCTTATGAGAGGTTGTCCAATGAGATTCGGAAGATGAGTCAGGAGCTTCCTGCTTCGGCTGTTGAGATTTCGAAGGTTGCGGAGGCTGCAGGGCAGTTAGGGATTAAGACTGAGGATATTATCAGCTTTACTCGTGTCATGATAGATATGGGTGAGTCTACGAATATGTCTGCTGAAGAGGCGGCGGTCGCTCTAGCAAAATTTAAAAATATCACTGGTATGCCGACCGAGGATTTCAAGAAGCTGGGAAATGTGATTGTTCAGCTTGGTAACAATATGGCTACGACTGAGCAGGATATTGTTGATATGGGGCTTCGTTTGGCATCATCTGGTAAGCTGGCAGGTTTGACAGAGGCGCAGATCATGGCGTTGGCAGCTACTTTGTCTTCTGTTGGTATGGAGGCTGAGGCTGGTGGTTCTGCTATGAGCCGTGTCATGCAGAAAATGAATACTGCAGTTGCTGAGGGCGAGGAGGCTCTTGATAAATTTGCTGCTGTTGCTGGAATGTCTGCCGAGGAGTTTGCTGCTAAGTGGAAGGCTGAACCTCAAAATGCAATTGTGGATTTCTTAAATGGTCTTCGTCGCATCAAAGAAGAAGGTGGAGATGTTACGCAAACCTTGAAGAATATGAAGATTAGCAATATCCGCGATATTGATAGTTTGCAACGTCTTGCTGGTGCCGGGGAACTGCTCGCTAAAACTCTTGGTATGGCAAATAAAGAGTGGGCAAGTGGGAATGCTTTACAAACGGAGGCACAGAAACGTTACGAGACAACCGAGAGTAAATTGAAGATGGCTCGTAATAAGTTGAACGATATTGCCATTACCTTGGGTGGTCCTTTGTTGGATGCGTTTCTGGATGTTTTAGATGCTTCTGAACCGTTGATTGATGATGTTGCAAGCTTGGCAAAAGGATTCGCCGAACTGGATAAGGGAACTCAGCGTAATATCATCAACATGGCTCTGATGGTTGGCGCAATTTCGCCAGTTTCAAAAATTTTAGGTACTACTTTTGGAACTATAGGAGATTTGACTGGAGGTATTGCAAATCTAAGTAAGTGGTTGGCTAATATTGGTGCTGAAAGGGCTGGTAAAAAAGCTATTGAAGCAATTGGAGCAACTGCTGGAGCCTCTGCCTCTAGTGTTGGCGGTCTATCAAGTGCCGTTAGCTTGCTTGGAAATCCAATAACGTGGGGAGTTATTCTCGGAGGTGCTGCACTTGTTGGACTAACCTACCTTACTGCAGAATTAGGGAAAGCATATCAACGGACACAGGAATGGGGAACTGAGGTTGATAAGGTTCAGGCGGAACAATTGTCTGAGTTTAAGGATAAGGTCGATGAATCTACGAGAGCGATTAGTCTTTTTGGTGAAAATGGTAAGAAGGATGTTGAGAGTGTCAAGCAGGCTTTTCAAGATTTGGTTGATGAAATCCATGGTTTGACAGATGAAAAGTTAGCGAAGGACCTTGAAATCGCTGAGAAACTTGGGCTGAGCGATGAGGTTGTTACCTCGTTGAAAAAGAATGCAGAAGATACAAAAGTTTACACTCAACGGTTGAGCGATGAAGTGCTGGCTATCTATCAGCGTCATAAAGAGAATCATGCTCAGCTAACAGAAGAGGAAAAGCAACTTGTTCTGGAGAAGCAAACTGAGTTGATTAATAAGCAGTTGGAGTTGATGGAATTTTCGAGTGAGGAGCGGCTTGCTATCCAAAATGCTATGAATGGGCAATTGGATGACTTAAATAAAACTCAGATTCAACAGGCAGTAAACACCACTAAAAAATGGATGGATGATGAGAAGGCTGCTTATGAGGAGCGTCGTGCAAACTTAATTGATCTTCGAAATAAAATCAAGGGCGATTCGGAAGAAGAGGTGGCGGCTCGTGAGGAAATCAATCGGCAATTAGAAGTGATGGAGGCAGACCATTTTGCCACCTTGGAGGCTTATAGGAGTAAGTACCTTGTTTCTTTGAAGGCTCTGTACGATAGGGAAAAAGAGTCGATGAAAGGGAACGAGAGTGGTCTTGCTGCACTTGAACAAAGTTATAGGACTCTACTTGATGCAATGGGGATTTCTTGGGAAGAGTTTGTGAATACATCAACTGCAAGTACCGCCAAGGTAGTGGGAGATTATCAGTATCTTGGTCAGACGATTGAGGGGATGAGTCAAGAGGCGATTGATGCGAACTCTCGTTGGAGAGGGCTCATTTGGGATGAGAAGCAAGCAAAATTGAAATCCAATGTTGAGGAAGAGTTGGTCAAGGCGACTCAATCTGAAGCTGGGTGGAATAATCTGCAATTTATCTTGAAGCATGCCACTATCAATAGCAATGCTCGGGAGATGATTGTGGAGGCTATTGAGAAGACTGGCATATGGAATGCTTTAACTGTCAATGAGAAGGATTTAATCATCAACGGGAATCAGGCGATGATTGAGATTGCGACGAGTCAGAATTTGCTCAATCAGTGGAATGCTTTGACTCCAGCTCAGAAGCAGTTGTTGGCTGAGAACTTGACAGCAAATCCTGTCATTGATGCTCAGTGGGCCATTAATAATGTAAAACAAGATAAGCCGGTTGAAATCAAAGCCAGTGACCTGACTGGTGGTATTGTGAAGCAAGCTACACAAAGTATCAACTCTGTTCCAAATAGAGAGTTAACAATTAAGGCTTGGGATAATGCTTCTGGAGTAGCAGCTTCTATAAAGAGTCAAATAGATGCTATTCCAAACGAAAAGATTATCTATATAAAAGCTTCGCAAAGAGGGCTCGCTTCGGCTGCTGGAATGTATGCGATTGGTACAAACTTCCACCCTGGTGGTTTGGCTTTGGTCAATGACCAGATTGGGTCTATGTATAAGGAGTTAATCACGCTTCCTAGTGGTGAGAGCTTTATTCCGAATGGTCGAAATGTTCTTTTGGACTTGCCTAGAGGGTCTAAGGTTTTGAAGGCTAGTAGTACAGAGCGACTGATGGGTCGTATGGGGATTCCCAACTATGCGGAGGGTATTGGTTTTCCAGAAGATGCTAGTTTATTTAAAGGATTGGAGCGTTTTAATGCTTCGAATAATTCTGGTACAACCATCCATATCGATAATAGCAATGTTGTTGGTGTGCTTAGAGAAATTTTGACGTTCCTGACTATGGCTGATTTTACGATTAAACCTGCTGATGTTTATTTGGATAAGGCAAAGGTTGGTCAAATGGTTATGGAGTTTCAGGATGATAGGAATTGGATTGAAAGTGCGATGAGAGGAGTAAGGCGATGAGTATCGTAACAATGACATTTAATGAGCATGATTTTTCGGATTTGATTGTTATCCACGATATTCGTCGTGATATTGGAAATGAAACTTCATTGACTTTAACGGATGGACCAAAGATTGGGGCGATTGTTACTGATAAAACAATTAATCCAAAATATATTGAAGTGGATTTCTCTATATGGGCAGAGGATAGAAATACCTTGAAGCGTAAACTTGCAAAGTATTTTGAAACGGATTCAGAAGCGAAGTTATTGTTTTCTGATGAGCCAAATGTTTACTACTTGGCAAGAAAGACAGGGAAAATTCCCACTAGAGAGGGAAGGGGATATTGGTCGACTGGGACGGTGACATTTTTGATTCCTGATGGGGTCGCTCATTCGACAACGTATCGGCGATTTGATAATCCCACTGTAAAATCAGATCGTTTGGCATTCCGTTTAAAAAACAATGGGACTACAGATGCCTTTCCGATTATTACTGTAAAACACAATTCTGAGAATGGTTATCTTGCTGCAGTAAATGCTAAGGGTGCTACAGCTATTGGAAATAGAGAGGAAGCTGACACTGTATCTGTTAAGCAGTCTGAGATGCTACTGGACTTTAGAGATTCAAAAATTGGCAATGCTTTAACTTCTGGCACTCCTAACATTGGAATCATGAATGACCAAAACGCAAATCCTGTATTCAGCGGCAATATTCGTAAGGTTAATGTTTGGGGGCGTGACCATCTTGAATTAAACGGTCGTGGTTTTAGTTCTCTTACCTGGGATATTCCAAACGATAGTGCTGGTGGCGTTGGGTCTCTCAATGATTACTTGTGGTGGAGACAAATTTTTTGGCTCGGTGCTACAAATCAGTACGGAGCTATGAAAATTACGGTATCGGATAGCAACGGTCAATTTTTATACGGTGTAGAAACATTTAAGAGAAGCAATGGGCTTGATTGTGAATATAATTTTATGGCTACCGATGGAAAAGGTGGTTACAACATGATTAAGCAATGGCGATTTACAGGTACACATTGGGATTATCACAATCCTTTCAATGAATCTCGTGGCTGGTCTGATTTAAAGAGAAATGATGATAGGGTAACGGTCTATTGGTTTGGCACCTACAATGAGTTCTACATTCCTGAGATTAAAGGGAAAAAGTCTAAGAAAATCCATATTGCTTTCTCATCAATTGGGAACCATCCGATTGTATCACACATGTATTTGGATAGTTTCTACTACCGCAAGGATCATGTTAGCATCGCTAAAGATATTCCAAATCGTTATCCAATTGGTTCTACGGTCGTTATTGATTGTGAGGATGACACTATAACTGTTGATGGCATGGATCGTTTTGGAGACCGCATTCAAGGGTCTTCGTGGTTGAAAATTCCGCCTGGAGAGAGTGAGTTAGAGATTTATTGTTCTAGCTGGATTAGGAATAAACCTACTGTGTCTATTCAATTTGAAGAGAGGTATCTATAATGCTTTTAACGATTCATGACATGAATTTACGCCAAGTCGCTTCAATTGATAACGATAAACAGGATGCCCTAAATTATATAAACGACAAGTGGAACAGGTATCTTGAAACGGGGTCGTCCACTTTTGAATTTACGGTATTTAAACGTTCGCTGAAGAAAGATACTGGATCGAAGCATGCTTATCATTACCTTAACAATAAGGCTTTTGTCTCGTTTGAATACGAGGGTGAGGTTCAATTATTTAAGGTTCGAAAAATTGTAGAAAACGAGAAAACAATCACTTGTTCTTGTGTCAATCTTAACCTGGAGCTAATTAACGAATACGCCAATCCTTTCAAATCGGAGCAACCAAAAACGTTTAAAGAGTATTGCGAGGCAATGGATTTACTGAATTTCACTTTGTTGACTATTGGTGTGAACGAGATTTCAGATAAACGAATTAAAGCTGAGTGGACAGGTCAAGATACAAAATTGGCACGTTTATTGAGTTTGGCAAATAAATTTGGTGCAGAACTTGAATTTAAAACTTACCTTAATGATGATTCTTCTATCAAGTCGTTCGTGGTAAATATCTATCATGAAAATGATGATACACATCATGGTGTTGGGCGCATCCATGCTAAACCATTGCGTTATGGAAAAGATTTTAAGAGTCTGATTCGAACGGTAGATAATACAAACATTTACAATGCCGTACGACCAACTGGAAAAGCTGAGAATGGCGATATTGTCACTATCGGTGGCATGGAGGCTTGGTCTGTAAATAACGAATATGGAGAGAGGGAATTTTATCAACAAGGGGAACTTCTTTACGCTCCGTTATCTATGCAAATGTTTCCCTCTGCATTCACAAGCGGTACCACGGCTGACCAATGGATTCGAAAAGATATTACTGTTGATAGTGCCGATAAGAAAGTTATTCGAGCTACAGCTTATCGTGAACTGAAAAAACATGCTTATCCAGACGTGTCGTATGAGGTAGAAGGCTTTATTGATCGAGGGATTGGCGACACGGTCTTTGTATATGACGATGGATTTGTACCGACGCTTTTACTTCGAATGAGAGTGGTTGAGCAAGAGATTAGTTCCACTAATCCATCTAGCAATAGGACGAGGTTTGCTAATTTCAAGACGTTAGACAATTTGTTGCCTGATGATCTCCAAAAACGAATTGATGAATTATTTGAAGCGTCACAGCCCTACCTTATCAAACTGGCTACTGACAATGGCGTTATTTTCAAGAATGGAATTGGTCAATCCATTGTAACGCCTACTCTTTACAAGGGCGGTAAGCCTCTGACTGCCAATGTGACTTGGCGCTGGTCTTTGGATGGCGCTGTTAAAACGGGGATGACCCATACTGTCCGTGGCGCAGATGTTACAGATACATCTACTTTGACGGTGGCAGCATACATAGGTAACGATGAGGTAGCGGTTGATGAGCTGACGTTTGTAAACGTATTGGATGGTCGAGATGGTGCTACAGGCGCAAAGGGTGACCGAGGAGCTACAGGTCCGCAAGGTCTTCAGGGTCCTAAGGGAGACCAGGGGATAGCTGGCCCTAAAGGTGCTGATGGTCGTACTCAATATACCCATATTGCTTATGCTGATAATGCAACTGGTGGTGGCTTTAGTCAGACAGACCAAACTAAAGCCTATATTGGCATGTATCAAGATTTCACTGCTACCAACTCTACAAACCCAACAAGTTATCGCTGGACTAAATGGAAAGGCTCTGACGGCGCTCAGGGCATACCTGGCCCTAAGGGTGCAGACGGTAGAACTCCATACATCCATTGGGCTTACTCGGATAGTGCGGACGGTACAGGCTTGACCACATCAGATAATGGTCAGCGATATATCGGGCATTACTCAGATTACACACAAGCTGATAGCACGGATAAGACAAAGTATCGTTGGGCAGATAGGTGGGCGAAGATTGAGGTAGGTGGACGGAATATTTTACGTAACGCTACTTTCTCGAACCCGAAAGAGCGCTCTGAGACATTTACGGTCGGAGGTACTACCTACAAGAATATAGAGATTCCGAATTGGGGTAGTATGTACAACAGTGGAATCACTAATCCGACAACATCTTATCATGCATTTTATCGTGAATCGTTTAATGGTACTGGGCCAGTTATTGAATTTAATGAGTCTAATGGTCAGCGCAACTGGAAAGCGCTTAACCAAGCATTGCAAGCAAGTGACCTTAGAGTGGGTAAATATACTTTCTCCGCAGACATTTTTGCTACTGGCATTGGTACTAAAATTCAGTTTGGTATTTACTACTACAATAAGGCTGGCCAGCGAGATTTCCATTCTGGGAAAACGACAATCAATATATCTACGACTAACAAGTGGCACAGAGTATCTGGTAATCTAAAATTAAATGATGATATTGATTTTACAAAAGAAATAATGTTTTTTATCTATGCCTTTGAGTTTACTACAAACTCCATCCTATATTTGACCAAGCCACAACTAGAGGAAGGAACAGTTGCAACAACGTTTGGCGAAGCGCAGGCTGATGTTGAAAAACGTATCGATTCCAAAGCCGACCAAATATTGACCCAAGAACAGCTTAACGCTCTTAACGAGCGGGCGCAGATACTTGATGCAGAGCTTAAAGCAAAGGCATCTATGGATGCGCTTAGTGACCTCGAGAAAGCTTATCAATCATTTGTAAAATCAAATGCTGATAGCCGAGCAAAAGCAGAAGCGGATTTGGCAGAGGCAGGCAGACGGATTGAGTTGCTGGTTACGCAGTTTGGCGGCTTTAAAGAGCTGAAAACATTTATTGATACTTATATGTCAAGCTCTAACGAGGGTTTGATTATCGGCAAGAATGATGCAAGCTCAACCATTAAAGTGTCAAGCGATAGAATTTCCATGTTTTCGGCTGGTAAAGAAGTTATGTACATTTCGCAAGGTGTTATCCATATAGACAATGGTATCTTTACCGCCTCTGTACAGATTGGACGGTTCCGCACAGAACAATATCATCTCAACGCCGATATGAATGTCATACGGTATGTTGGGTAGAAAGGGATAGCTTGAAAGTATGGCAGTATTTAGATATTCAGGGAACTGGAGAGGTTTCCTAGAAGGCACATCATCCACCGTCAGTCAAGATATAAGCGGAAACAGCTCAGTAATCAAGATTGATGTTTGGATAGGAATGGACGCAGGGTGGAACATTGAGTTTGGTAATACTTACGGCAATACCGTCACTGTCACTTGTGATGGTCAATCTCAAACCCTTGCAGTTGGTCCACTATATCTGAACGGTTCTAAAAAATATTTGGGCTCAGTACAATTTCGAGTAGGTCACAATGCTGATGGGACAAAATCAGCAGGAATTGGCTTGAATTCTAATATGAGCAATATCAGCTATGGAACTTTGAACTTTGGTAATGCTTCAGGGAACTGGGTTCATGGACTAACCACAATCCCACGTTCCAGTTCTGTAAGTGTTAGCTCTGGTGTCATTGGTAGTGCACTTACTATCAATATCAACCGTCAAAGCTCTAGTTTTAAGCACATTGTCCGGTATGCCTGGGGAAACAAATCAGGGACAATCGCAACCAATGTAGACACATCTACAACTTGGACTATCCCACTTGATTTCGCAAATGATATTCCGAACTCAACAAGTGGGACTGGTACAATCTACGTTGATACCTACTCAGGTTCAACAAAAACAGGTACGCAACAGGTCGCATTTATAGCAAATGTGCCAGCAAGCATGAAACCTACATTTTCTGGTGTTACTCTGACAGACACTAATGGAGCTGCAAGAAGTCTGTTGTCTGGCAACAATTTCTTGCAAATTATTTCTAATATCCAAGTAAACTTTAATGGTGCGAGTGGGTCGTATAGCTCAACTATTACAGGATATAAGGCAGAGATAGTAAATAGAAACTTAGTTACAAACTCAAACGGTGGTACGTTGGGTATCATGAACTTTAGTGGCTCTGCTACTATCCGTGCATCTGTCGTGGATAGTCGTGGCAGATGGTCAGATACTAGGGATGTCACTATCAACGTTATTGAGTATTTTGCCCCTGTTTTGAGCTTTACAGCACAGCGAACGAGACAGACACCCAACATCATTCAGATTGTCAGAAACGCTAAGATCGCATCAATTACGCTATCTGGTAGCCAAAAGAACATCATGACATTGTCATTCAAGGTTGCCCCTCTAGGTAGTGCTAGCTATACGGCTGACAATGGTAGTGCGTCTGGTAGTTGGACGACTCAGCACACTCTAAATAATTCACCTGCTAATATGGCTGGAAGTTACCCAGCTAATAAGTCATTTACCATCATAGGTACATTGTCGGACAAGTTTACAAGTGTCGAATTTTCAGCTACCGTAGCAACCGAGAGTGTTGTGATGAGCTATGACAAAGATGGTAGAGTTGGTGTAGGAAAAATTGCAGAGAATGGGCCTGCGGGGTCATTGGATGTGGCAGGTAATATCTATGCAGGTGGTAAGCAGATACAACAGTATCAATTGACAAATGTCGAAGGTAATACTATTTACGCTTACAATACGGATGTCAATACTCATGTTAACAATGGTACACGCTGGATAAATCCAGGCTGTGCAAACAGTCCTTTTCCTTCGCAATATGGCTGGATCGAAACGTGTAGAGCTACAACCGATATATTTCAGATTGCAAAATCTTGGTATGGCGGGTGGAAAGTGTACAGGCGGCATGCAATAGGTTATAGAGCATCAGATGGCTCGGCTAATTGGAACGAATGGGTCGAGATAACTCCCCAAACCAACCACCCAATGCTACAAGAGAAACCACTAAAGACATTGACGATGGGATTTCCATATGGGCTTAATGCGACATTGACTCGCAAGGACAACTTAGTCACTATCACACTTAATCGTCGCATTACCAACATTGACGTCTTTGAGTATAGTCAAATGGTTGAGACTATACCGTCAGGGTATCGCCCAACCGTTGAGACGCACATGCTTATGGCACCGAATGTAGGTGGCTTTACAAAATCACCATCTGTATTGCATTTTTCATCTGATGGAAAAATTAGGTTAACAAATGGGACTGGGGGTGCTCATGTATATACTGGCACGATTACATACATCACTAACGACCCATATCCAAGTTAGAAAGGAACAGCTATGAGGTTAAAATTTGGAAACAAATCATTGGAATATACGCAAGGGGAACATCCGAAAACTAGAGTATTACTTATCAATGATGAGGGGGCTATGTATCCCATCTATTTCGATAAAGAAGCTATTGATAAGTCGGATGCAGAACTGTTTGAGTTGGCACTCGAGAAAATCTATCAGGACAATTTCCCGAACAGAGCAGAAGATGAGAAATTCAATGAAATTGGCAAGCGTCTTGCCAAGATTGACGATATTACTGAAGAAGCTACAAAGAATCTTGAAAAGGTTAAAGCACAGGTAACGTTGTCTGCGTCATCTCGTGTCGCATTCTTGCAGGTTGTTACGACATTGTATGGAAAGGGGCTGCTTACGGATGAAGATTTATTGCATACTGGTCTATTTGATGATGAAGTTGTTGAAGAGACCCTGGAGCTTATTTAATAATAAAGATTGGAGAACAGATATGATGATTAAACTTTACGCAATTGAAATTTTTGAAGGAAATATTAAATACAAAGATTTGCTTTTTTCAGACACTATCAAAAATAAAATTAAGGCTTATCTTACAAAGATGGTTGAAGATAAGGAAATCTTGGCTGAATTGATTAGCGAGGAATAACCTATGCATATCAAACCAGAACATGTATATGCGTTGGTTGGATTTGTGTCTACAGTCGTTGGATTGTGGACCAATTTCTCAGCCAAAATTACAAAGCAAGAGAATCGGATCACAGTATTAGAGAAGGATATTGAAAATCTCAAAGAATTCAAGGAAAGTGCTAATCGTCGACTAGATAGTCACGATGAGCAAAACAAGGCAATCTTGGTCCTTGCGGAGCAGGTCAAAAGCATGGGAGAAGATATTCGAGAGCTAAAACGCGTCATTATGAAAGAGGGGTAACATTTATGAAAATTAACTGGGGCGTACGTTTACGCAATAAAACTTTTTGGTGGACACTAGTACCGTTATTGGTGCTTTTGTCTCAACAACTAGGCTTTAATTGGGTCCCTGAAAATTGGGAATCAACCTTTACGACGATTATGTCTATCTTGACTGTTGTGGGTATCATCAATGACCCGACAACTGCAGGAGTATCAGATAGCAAGCAGGCTCTTGACTATTACGAGCCAAAGGCAGACAGACGATGAGGATATTAAAGACAACATTTTGTGTGTTGGCGCTGATTATTTTGGCGCCAATTGCATTTCTGTTTTTCCCTATTTTGGAGGTGTTAGATGACAATCAATCTTGAAACGTCCATTCGTTGGATGAGTGACCGTGTCGGCAAAGTCTCTTACTCAATGGACTATCGTAACGGTCCGAATAGCTATGACTGCTCTAGTGCAGTCTATTATGCGCTAATGGCAGGCGGTGCGATTTCGGCAGGCTGGGCGGTCAACACGGAGTATATGCATGACTGGTTGATTCGTAACGGATATGTTTTGGTTGCTGAAAATAAACCATTTAACGCCCAAAGACATGATGTTTTTATTTGGGGTAAACGTGGTTATTCCAGCGGTGAAGGTGGACACACTGGGATATTTGTAGATAACGTCAACATTATCCATTGTAATTTTAAACGCAATGGTATTACTATTGATGATTACAATAAAGTATCTCGTGGTATGTATTACTATCTATACCGTCCGACAAATCAGCCCAGCATCAGCAACAAATCATTGGATCAGCTCGTTAAGGAGACTTTGGCTGGGGTACATGGGAACGGAGATGCCCGCAAAGCAAGTTTGGGCAATCAATATGAACCTGTCATGGCAGTTATTAATGGCAAAGCTACGGCACCTAAAAAGACTGTTGACGAGCTCGTTCAGGAGGTAATTGCCGGCAAACACGGCAACGGTGAGGCTCGCAAGCAGTCGTTAGGTGCTGACTATCCAGTAGTCCAAAAGCGTGTGACTGAATTGCTCAAAAAACAGCCCTCAGAGCCGTCAAAAGGTGTTGAGGTAAAACAGCCCTCGGATACTAAAATAAGCCAAACTGAACCACCTGGACAAGCCACAGTAAGCAAAGAAGAGGGAGACCTATCTTTCAATGGGGCAATTCTCAAAAAATCTGTCCTAGATGTTATCCTTGCTAAGTGTAAGGAACACAATATCCTACCTAGCTACGCTATTACCGTTCTACACTTTGAGGGTCTTTGGGGTACTTCAGCCGTAGGCAAGGCAGACAACAATTGGGGTGGCATGACCTGGACAGGTCAAGGCAACCGTCCAAGCGGGGTCACGGTCACACAAGGCTCTGCCCGTCCATCAAATGAAGGTGGTCACTATATGCACTATGCCAGCGTAGATGACTTCCTGACAGACTGGTTCTATCTTTTGAGGGCTGGTGGCTCTTACAAGGTCAGCGGTGCTAAGACCTTCTCAGAAGCCGTGAAGGGAATGTTCAAAATCGGCGGTGCAGTCTATGATTATGCTGCTACAGGCTATGATAATTACCTGATAGGGATGTCAAGCCGTCTAAAAGCTATTGAGTCGGAAAACGGGTCGCTTGCTAAGTACGACCAACAGACCGTCACAGATGTCGGTCAGTTTGACAAAATTGAAGTAGCGATAGAAGGTATTGAAGTCACAATCAACGGCACACGCTATAAACTTACAAAAGAGCCTATTTGA